TAAAGCTTCAGGTCTATTTGCAGGATACCAATTAACAATATACTCTGGACATCTAAGTTTAAAAAAATTCTCATAATCAGTAGCAGTACAGATAACTGTATGCCACATAAAAGGTTCAAGAAGTCTATTGCATAGTTGTTTAGTTACTCCTGCACGATATACATCTTTAGATGTAGTTAATGCACATTCTAAACTTCTTCTCCACATTCCCTCAGCTTCTTTTATTTCTAGTGGATGTGTTAAATACTCAGTACCCTGCATACCCTTATGATCTTTTTGCCAAGCAATAGGAATAAATGGATTATTCTCTACACTTTCTACCATCTTCTTGAAAGGGATAGCTCTACTACTAGCTGAATTCCTAGAGAATGCTCTATGAGTATTAAACTCTGCTAGTATAATCCTAGGAAAAGTAAGGAGAAAAGTTGTTAGCCTTTCTCCCCTTACACTTATACTATCTGCAATTACTTTAGCTTCTATTTTCATCTTCTAATCTCTCTTGAAAAACTTTAGCATAAGTTATTGCACCTGTTAATTTTTGATGAACTACTAACTTTACATCTACAGGTTCTGCAAGTCTTGCTAGAATGTTATCAAATACTTTACTACACTCTTCCATCTCAAATACATCATCAGGATGCAATTGAAATTCTTTATTGACTTCTGGTACTTCTACCATCCAGCCATTCTCTGTTTTGTGTACTCTACCTTTCATATTGTAGTTTCCCATTTTTTTAAGTCTATAATATACTTAAGAAATCTTTGAAGATTAGAGAGAGTTTCTCTATCCATAACTTCTAAAGCTGAGGATAATGCTGTTATATCACCATTCATTATATTCTTAAACCATGTAGTATTGTCCCAGTGTTCTTCTTTCCAGGGTTTCTGTCTTTTATCAGTATACTTAATATCAAAGTCTTTATAGAAAATACCTTCATCATTCTTCATTCTAGTAGCTTCAAATACTGCTTTAGTATCTTCATATATTAACCCTTCAAACTCAGAAATATCTAACTCTTCTAAAGCATTTGTTTCTTTAATATACCAGACTCCATCTATTTGTATCCTATCTCTTATCATAATAAGCTATTAATGAATTGTGCAAAATAAAATCCTGTTATACCTCCTAATGTAGCACCAGAAGAATATATTATTCTATCCTTCATATTTCCAAAAGCTACCTTTTTGACATTCAGAGTCCAGATAAAAGATATCATGAAACCACTGAATGCCATAGGTAGTATTAAACTTTTAGAAATAAATACAGTATTCATGCAAACAAACATTACCTGCATAAATCCAGTAACTAAAAGTTTAATGTTATCCTTCATACTTTTCTTCCCACTCTCTTTCTAGGTAATTACAATAAGCTAATTGCAGATAATTAATACCATCAATAAAGCTATCTTCTACACTCTCATTATTAGGTCTTTTACCACTATTAATAAGGTTAGAGATTCTAGCTATCTTAAGTAGTACCATGAAGAGTGCATAATTTGTAGGATCACTTACATTAATATTAAGTTCCTTAGCTGCAGCAGATACTGTCTTAAAGTTACTTAAGATGTCTTTGCCTGCATAGTCATGAGCTTTACTAGTAGCTATACCCTTGATTCTTTTGGAGATATCATCATATATCTCTATTCTTTGAGAATTATCCATGGGTAATCTTTTTCTCAGCTTCTAAATTTCTATTCAATGCATAGTAAGATGAGAAACCTTCTGGATACCTAGCTGCAAGTTTCTTAATATTTGTATCAAGAATCTCATCAAGAGAAGAATCTATTTGTTCAATAGCATAGAGAGTAAGATCTATAACATCATAAATGCTATTAACATCAAGAGCAGTAGAATTAATAATAATAAGTTCCATTAGCTCATATAATGAGAAGTCTGCACTTCTATCATACAATGGTTGATAACCAATATTATCAATAACATTTGCAAAGTCCATCTCTACAAACTTACAATAGTTAGCAGTATACCAAAGTATATCACCTAATTCTTCTTTTAAATGAGAAGTATCAATCTCTTTACCATAAGCATGTTTCTTCTTAAGAATATCTACAACTTCTGCAGCTTCAGTAAGAATTCCCATCTTCATGTGAAGAATGTTAGCATCCTCATTTTCAAGATTCTTACAAGTTGTACTTGCAAGTTCTTCATAATTATTATAAGTAATTTCCATAAGTTTTATTTTTTTTATTTAAATAATCTGGCAACCATCTGCACCACAAGCTACCTCACCTTTTAGGTCAGTAACATCATCAAACTCTACAACTTTAGATAAGTCTATAGAATCTAGATGAGATACCATCTCCTCATATACCTCTTTAGTAATATCCTCAAATGGTGCTTGAGAATATGTACCTCCAAAAAATGGTAGAACAGAGAGACCATTATAAGATTCTTTATTATCCCACATCCACTCTCCAACACTTTCCCACTCATTCTCTTGGATGGTAATAGTTGCAGAAACATTGTGAGTATTATCTCCTCTAACATGGCCATTCCTAACCCATCTATTAGAGATAGTCTTAACTCTCTCCAGTAGTTCTGCAGCACTCTCATGCCTAGTTACTGCCCCTTCAGGAGCTTTAATAGGAATCTCTACTACTGCTGAGTTAGGGATTAGAAGATGGTCTTTAACAAGAGCAGGATGATGCTCAGCAAGGTACTTATAAAGTTCCTCACTCTTACTCATTTGCATCCTCCTGATGTAATAATCATTATGCCAAGCATGTATACCAGAACTAGTACCCAAGACACAAGAGGTGGTTCCACTTGGTTTAACACAGGTAGTTCTTGCAGCTTTATTAATACCGATAATCTTTGCAATGTACTCATTTGTCTCTTTAACTAAATCTACAGCTCCTTCTATATCATACTTAAATACTTCCATAGAAGCTATCCCAGTCATACCTACACCAATAAGTGCATCCTTCTCAGTAGTCTTCTTCCAGATAGGACGAAGATAATGAAAGTCTGTAAATCCTGCTTGAAGAGTACCAAAGAATGAAGCTACAATAACCCTATTATAAAAATCATCTTGGCTTTGAATATCAGATACATTAACCTCACATAGATTGCAGAACTGGTAAGGTCTTAGTGCAATCTCACAACAAGGATTAGTACCCCAATCAGGATTATTGGTAAAGTAAAAACCAGGTTCTCCACTACCAGAGAGTTCTATCTTTTTCCACAAGGATAAGAAGAATTGCTTAGTAATCTTATGTCTTACAAGTACAGCTGAGTTGTTGGCTCTACCTCTCTGAGGATTAGTTTCCCACCAACTACCAAACTTACAAGTAAGCATATCCTCATCATCAGCAGAGAATAGAGATATTAATGCTGCTCTGCGTATTCCACCTGCTAGAACTGAGTCTGCAATATGACATATAATATCATGTACCTCTAGAGAAGTAAGCTTCTCACCATTATTCTTTCTCTCAAGGATCTGCTCAATCTTAAAGAGACACTCTTTTAGAGGTTCTGGACCAGGTGCTTTACCTCCAGCAGTAATTAATCTTGTACCCTTAGGTCTAATATCAGAAAAGTCAAATCTAGGTTTAGTACCTCTACCACCTAGATAAGAGGCAATAAGATGCTTAACTGCATCTGCCCATCCTTCTATACTATCCCCTACAAGATACTTTTGTTCTTTGTGAGGCTTTCTAACTTCTGGTAGTTTCTCAATATGAGAGAACTGTACACTGTATCCAACCCCAGTGCCACCAAGAAGTAAGAACATAATTTCTCCAAAAGCTCTATAATCATCAATAGGAAGATAGCAACAGTTGTAAATTCTAGCCTCATTCTTAAGGATAGCATCTCCAGCAAATTGCATTGCTCTCATTGATGGTAGAACTTTCTTCTCATACAAGTATACAGCATTATCATCTATATCCTTAACTAGAGCAGGATACTTATCCTTCATCATCTCCACATACCTATCTACAATCTCTGGATAAGTTTCCCTTCTATTAAAGAGAGGTTTATACTTAGAATACTTGTTAAATGTTACAATATCTGAGAGAATGCTCAGACCAATATTATTTTCCATATATAATTATTTTTTTTAAATTTTAGATAATTGAAAGTGCATACCATCAGGTCTCCTTCTCCAATGACCTCCCCAATCAAAACCTGCATCTGTAAAACACTTTACAAATCCTGAGGATAGTTTAGGAGTTTTTCCTAAGGGATTCTCAAAAGCATTAACATCTATTGCTATACCCCATGAGTGTAAAGACATATTTGTTCCTCCTCTTATCTTTCTTATATTAAAGCAGCCATCCCAAGTCTTAAGTTCAGAAATTAATCCTCTACTCTTAAGAAGAGTAATGGCATTAGCAAGAGGAACTATAATATCTTTATTACAATATAACTTATTAGGAATAACACCTACCTCCAACTCAGGAGGTAGGTCCCACAACATCATCCAAGGATTGTCTGCAGATGGTTCTCCATACTTCTTATAACAATCTCTTGCTAATAACATAATTTGTCTAAATTAATGTTATAATCTTCAAGAATATTATAAAACTTATCCTTAAGTTTCTCAGCAGAATTTTCTTCTCCATCTTCAATAATTCTATCTATTGATGATGAAAAATCCCATAATGCCATAGCTAAGTCATAACTTTTATTGCATCTCTCATATGCATAACTGTCATCTATATTATCCAGATTGAAGATTATTTTTGCTGTCATTCTTTATGATAATTTTATATTTTTTCCAATCTTTTACAACAGGTTGTAAGAAATGTAGTAACTCTAATACAGCTTCTACATTATAAATCTTAATAACCTTATTCTTAAAATCTACATCATATCCCTTCATAACCAAAAAGCAATTCTATGAAATAAGATTTTCCAAACAGGTTTGTTCTTATCAAGTTTATCATGAGAAGGAATAGTTTTTACGAGATTACCCTCCTCAATATTAAAAGATTCTTCAATCTTTTTTAAAAACTCTTCACTACTCTTAGTATAATCTAAATCAAAATCAGAACCTGATAATTCAGGAGTTGTTTCTTCTTCTTCTTTTTTCTGAAGAGATTCCCACTCATCTTTAGATATAAACTTATTAGTTATAGGATGTCTATAGACATTTTTTTTATTTCTACTCATAAACAATGTATTTACAATTATTGATGATTACAAAAACAATATTTCTTATATCTATAAAGATATACCCATTATCAGGATCTTTTGCACAAGGAAGATATTGAATTTTCATCATTCCTGTGTAAGTAGTACTGACTAGGGCAGCATGATAAGTTCTTATATTGTTGTTTTCTAAAACACCAATGCCAAAAATAGTATCTTTTTCTCTCTTTACAATAGAAATTATATCTTCTATAGAAACTTTTTCCTCTCTCTCATAAGTAGCAGTAGAAGAGACTTTTAAAAGTTGATTTATCTCTAACCAAAAGACATTACCATCTACATCTATACACTCAGCAATAGTAACATCATCCTTTCTTGCTATAGATGAGATATTAAATCTCAACTTTACTTCATGCCAACCTTTTATACCAATTTCATTTAACTTCATAGGCTTTCTTTTTTTTAATCTCCATACTCATTAGCTAGAATTTTACCTACCAAATCACTTCTGTGGTTATGCTTAAGCTTAACCCATTCTATCCCATCAATTCTCTTGGCAAGTTCTATAGCATAAGTAAGTCCATTATAATCTGATCTAATATCTTGTTGCTCAAGGTCACCATTAATGATAATCTTACCTGTCTTACCAAGTCTGGTAAGGATAGCAAGCATCTCATGTCTGGTTAAGTTTTGAGCTTCCTCAACAACAAGTACATCATCAATAGTCTTACCTCTGATAAATTGTACAGGATAGGCTACAATCTTCTTGTCTTTCACAAGTTCTCCAATTTTAACTTTATCATAACACTTTTCTAAGTTTTCTCTGAAAGCTTCCAAATAGGGATTGAATTTCTCTTCTAAGTCTCCTGGTAAAAACCCTAATGAGTTACCTACCTCAACTGCTGCTCTTGTAACAAATATATTATCACATTGCTTCTTCATTAGAAAATCTAAAGCTACTTGTGCACATATTAGTGATTTACCACTACCTGCTCTACCTGTTACTATGACAATCTGATTGTCAATAATAAGTTGTTTAGCAAGTTTTTGTTCTTCATTAAGAGTAACATTATACTTAATGTCATTCTTTCTTTCCCTATTTGGTTCTTTCATACTTTTCTTAAATATTTATTAGATAATTATTATTATACTCCTCAAGAGTATAATTCCACTGATTATTTTCCATATGCCACTTAACTCTATTAAGTAGAGATAAACACTCAATATCTCCTTTATCTATTTGGCTTTCAGAGATCTTATAACAATGTCTAGTGAAATATTGAGTATCAACTACTGGCATATAGCATGAGAAAGAATATCTCGGAAATTCTTTAGAGAGAGCATACTTATAGAATGCCATCTGTCTATAATATTTCCAAAACTCAAAACTATCTGGGAAGAACTGAGCTCTCTTAGAGGTAGTCTTTAAGTCTACAAGTATAACTTGCTTATCTTTATGATTTACAATTAATCTATCAAGTCTTGCTTTACAGTGTACATCTAAGTAATCAAAGTAAATCTCATACTCATGAAATATCTCACACCCATTCCACTCTTGAAAGAGATACTTAGCACAAGCAGCATGGCTATTTAGAGCTTCTATACAACCCTCTATAACTTCTTTCTGCTCTTTAGTCATAAATTGCTTTCCCTCATTTAACTCTAGTTCTGCAATATACTCATAGATGCTGCTCTTCTTTAAGGTATTCAAGAGAGTATCATCTTTATAGTTGTTATAATAAGATGCTAATCTTGCAGCCTTAAGTAAGATAGTATCCATACCATCAGCAAGATGTGAGTCCTTGATGGCAAAATATTGTGCAACTACATTGCACAAGCTCTCATTAGGTTTTACAACCTCTGAGACAACAAACTCATTTGGGTTTTCTACATACAGGTGTAGAAGACTTCCGTTTTCTAGACTTGGGGATGGTGGAGTCTTTTGAATTGTTCCCTCCAGATAAGAGAGAAACAGCTTTGGACTTCCTCCCTGCTCTGGGTTTATCAGGGACAGGCTGCTGTTGGAGATGTCCCTCCTCTCGTAGTAATTGGTTTGCATAAATTTTTTTAATTTCTTCTATTACTTCTCTACACTGCATCTGATTTCTAGGCATAAAGAACTTATGATCAGAAAACTTAAACTTAAACATCTTATGTTTAATCTTAGCTTTCTCCTCAAGAAGTCCTTTTGTTTCTATAACTATCTTCTTATCTACAAGATAAAAATCAGATACATATTCCATTTTCCTAATAGTTTTACCCTCATACTTAAAGGAAGGCTGCAACTCAAATGGTTCTTGCAATCTTAAGTTCTCTAGTAAGTTATTACTCTCCAATAATTTGTAGAAATATAACTCTAGACCACTGTCGAAGGTTAAGTTGTTATACTTAACCTTCTTAGTGGAATAATATTTTCTCATTTTTCTTTCTTTCTTTTATTTAAAAAGGAAGTACTTGAGGTTCTTTACTATTGCTTAAATAAAATTCTTTATTTTTAAGAATTTCTTCAGAAATTTTACTTAAGAGTTCATTTTTAAAGTTCTTTCTTTCAGAGATATTACTAAAGACATATTCTTTATGGAATAAGAAATAAAGATCATCTATATCACTATGAATAACTTTTATTGCTCTATATTCCTGAATTTCATGATTACCACCAATCTTATTAAGTAAAATATGATTTATATAATCAGAATACTTATTATAGAAATCTCTTTTTACATGTAAAACCTTTCTTGAAGCAAACCTATTCTGAGAAATATTTTCTTT